CAATTTCTGAATAGGTATGGTTAACAACTACCATTGGAATATCTTTAATAGTCAAGTGGGGTGTTACCATTCTAAACAACGACTTCATCTGTTTTGCTCTTGTCATATCAGCAACAGATTTTTGTTCTAACGCATCGTCTACTTCTTTCTTAGAAGCAAGGTTTCCTACCGAATCAATAATAACAATGACATGCTCGCCACGTTCAATATTATTAATTTGAGACATTAGATCAAATTTTAATTGTTCTATGTCTGTAATGGGGGTGTGTAAAACTCTGTTTGTGTCAATCCCAAAGCTATCAAAGTAAGACTGAGGACTGCCAAACTCACTATCATAAAAAAGAATAACGCTGTCTTCATATTTTTCCGTATATGCCTTTGCCAATAGTAGAGTAAAAGCAGTTTTAAAGTGTTTCGATGGACCTGCAAAAACTGTTAACCCAGGTGTTAATCCTCCATCAAGGCTTCCTGAAAGAGCAACGTTTACCATAGGAACAGATGTTTGAATCATGTCCTTTTTATTAAAAAATTTAGATTTGTTTAGTATTTCGGTTTCTTTAATTGTAGAATTTTTCTTAAGTTTTTCTAGTAGCGACATATTAATCTCCTTGTTTTGTATATTATATTAGATTTTGTTGTATAAGTCTATTAACCAAATAGGCTTTCTAGACTTGCTTGCGGTTTTGCCGACCATCCAATACCATCTAATATAGTGTTCATTGGTTCAAGAAAAGATTTTGAGAACATTAAATCATAATCTGCAAATTCTTTTAAACCAAATTCTTCAGGAATGGTACCATTAAATGCTATACAATTTTCACCAATATGGTTTGGTTCTTTTAAGTATATAAATTTAATTTTATCACCCTCTTTAATTGCTTGATATTTTTTCTCTAAATTTTGCTTAGACAAATAAAAGTTATAAAGAAGAGAACCTCTTACGTGCATCGGTGTCCCCTGCTTATATATATTTGCTCGGTCATTATACTTGGTCATACCGTTTACTCCTCGGGGAAAAGATATAGCTTCTGGATTTAACTTTCGATATGCCGTTTCAAAGTTTCTTACGTATTCCTGTAGCTCGGGTTCTGTTTTAGTTAGAACAATTTTAACCGCATCCCGTAAAGCATCTCTAACAGGCTCGGGGGTAGATGATCGAACAATTTCTAAACCCATCACCTTTAGTTTGGGTTCTTTATATTGAACCCCTTCATTGTTCCATACATTTAAAGCATACCGCTTCTTAGCAATCCAAATGCCTTTGTCGGCAATCGCTTCTCGTTTAAATATAATTTTTCTGTCGAATGCGTTTGTGTAGTCCGAAAGATCATTACACGTTTGGCTCAATACTTCCTGAATCTTTGTCTCACAAATTTGATCTAATATAGATAGAATCTTTTCATTCGGTTTATCCTTATAGAATTTTTCCACCAACGGACCAAAAGTAACATAGCAAGAATCAGTATCAGAGTAGAAAGAATAATCATAATTTTTTGTACCACATACTTTATTCAAATATTCTGTCAATGCTTTGCCCACTTTTTGAATAATATACTGACCTGTTAGAGTAATACCTTCCGCAATATGGTCATCATAAAATCTGAAAAATTCGTTTGCCATCGCACCAAATAACGAGTTCATTTGAATTTTTCTCGCCATCTGAAAATTATTATACTTGGCAATTTCTTTTAGCCAAATTTTATCTTTGGTTTCCTCGTATTTTGCCTGTGCCTCAAGCATTAGGTTTTTATACTTTTTACGATCGTCGAATAGCTTTTGAACAATTGCAGGAAATATTCCTTGCTTATCTCTTCTGAATGTTCTACCATTTGCAGTCATACAAACATCATTTGCTTTTAAATCAGATAAGTCTCTAGATCCTTCGAGGATTTCCGTCATTGAAATATCATACTGATCTACATATCCCTTTATCAATGTCTCAGGTGACATATTATATTGCATAATAATACTAGGATACAGACTTGTCGCATCAAAAGAAGCTACCCAATCATATTGTCCGGGCTTTGGTTCTTTAACATATGCTCCAGCAATTGCCCTACCAGGTTTGGATTCTCGTTGATGGACAACAATATTTCTTTCCCATAGTTGATTATATAGAATACAATCCCAAGTTTTTACTGGCGAAAATACATCGATATAATTGCACTTCGCATCATATGCCATTGTTAGAATCAACTCAATGAGTTTCATCTTTTCTTCTAGTTCATCTACAAGCTCAACGTCTCGAATGTTATATTCTACAAATCGTTGCCAATCATTTTTCCAGAACTCAGAAAATGTGCCATCATATTCTAATTTTTGTTTACCTAATTCTACCTTGGCAATATGATCTAGTTTGTATGATTCTTGATTAGTGTAAGTAAACTTTTTATACAGATCAAGATAGTCTAGAATAGCAATACCCATAATCTCAAACGCAAGATTTTCTTTCTTTAGTTTTAGAATATTTTTAGGTCTAACAATTCTCCAAGGAGAAAAGTCTCGTACAGCATCATCACCTAGAATTTTAATAATACGATTACATAGATAGGATATATCGAAAAACTCTACGTTCCACCCAGTAATAATATGTGGGGGATCGTCAGAAATATATTCTAAAAATTTTCTTAGTAGAGTATACTCATCTTTACAAAGAATATATCTATGGTTTTCTTTCGTTTTCTTAAAATCATATAGACCAAATGTGACAAGCTCTTTAGTTGCATAATCCTGTATGGTAATCAGCAATACCTTTTCTTCAGGGTTAAACACATTAGGGAAGCCGTTGTCCGCAGATGTTTCGATATCTAACGACCAGATTTTTAATTGCGATAAATCGAAATCTACCTGATCCGGAAAATTCTCAGTAATATACTGATAAGCAAAATTCGTATTTCCGTAGATAGGAAAATTTTCGATTTCGTTATACCGCTGGATATATTCTTTTGCAGAATTAATATCCTCAAAACGAATAGGTTGTACGGGCTCGCCGTAAAGAGTTTTGTAGTCTGAATCTTTTTGGGATTTTAAAAATAGTGTAGGTTTGAATGGTACTTTGTCATGAACTTTTTTACCATTGTTAATACCCCTGACCAAGATGTTATTGCCAACTTGGTTGACACTCGTATAGAATTTCATAGTACTCCCGCAAATATTATATGATATATTATAATATTACTAAGGTTCATTGTCAATAGAAAATACTCATATCCTACCAAAAGATACAAGTATATCTGTAGGTAAATTAGATATTATTACCTACTAAATTTACAACACTATTGTTTGCGGTAACTTTTTTCGTTTCGCCTTTTTGAATTTCTATTGTGGTTTTAATCAATGTATTATATTGTTCCTCAATAGTTGGTTCTAAATTTTCCATCCATACTACTTTATCTTTATCAACATTAATAGTATGCTTTAGGGTGTATGAACAATATGGGATCAATGCCATAGAATGATTTTCTGGCGTAGAACGATCTGTGATTAGCATAACCGCATAGGGTCGTTCAATGGTGTAAGTGTTTTTATTGATAGTAACGGTGCCTACAATCTCTTCACTTGTAATTAATTTTAAAACTTTAATCATTTAAACCTCATCTAAAAAGGGGGCAAAGGCCCCCTTGATTATTAATAATAACGTTTGTCACGCTCATAACGTTGGATCCAAAAATCTACTTCTGCAGAAGATTGAGGACATTTACTAATTATGTAATTATTTAAATTTTGCTGATAGCTAGTATCACTTCCCATCATATATTTTTTGAAAAATAGTTTAAGCTTTTTAATCATAATGGGTATACCTTTGTTTGATTAAAAATTTTGCTTTTGCTAATCTAGCTTCCGCGATTGCCTCAAACATACCTTGTAATACTTTTAAAGTCTTTTTGAGCCCCGAAAGTAATAAACGGGGCAGAAACAATGCTGCCCTGTTCATATTATTCGAACTCTTTTTCAACAAGCAATTGCTGCTGAAGTTTTTTTCTATTAGACTTTGTTGTATCCGAAGTATCGCGCACTTCAATTTTCTTTGGCTTCTTATGCTCGGGGATAATACGCTCTAAGAAAATCTTCAGCATACCATTGAACATTTCAGCGTCCTTAACTTCGATTTGGTCTTCCAACGCAAAGGCGCGAGTAAATGCTCGATTGGCAATACCTTTGAACAAGAAGTTCTCTGGTTCGTCATTCTTAACATTGCCCTTAATAATCATCTTATTATCAGCAAGCTCAATTTCAATATCTTGTTTAGCAAAACCTGCAACAGCAACTTCGATAACGTAAGTGTTGTCTTCAGTTTTCTTGATATTGTATGGAGGATAGTTAGGAATGTTTTTTGTTAGATCATCGTGGATTTTAACCATTTTTTGGACTTGATCGT